AATGCTTTCCCACCTATAATTCCTAATTTCGGAATATTAAGAAGCTCAGCAGCATGAGCTGCAGCAGGCAGTAATCCAAATGAAGTAGCTGCGCTTGCTCCCAATCCGGCTACTTCATAAGCCGCATCTGCAACAGGACCTATTGCTTGTTGTCTCTGTGATTGATCTTCAAAACTAAGATCTGGAACTCCTAATTTAGACGCTCCTTCTTCTACTAAGCCTGGTATAGGCCCGAGAAATCCACGTCCCACACTTTCTAAACTAGCTCCTAACATCTCAGGATAACTTTGTTTTTTTTCTGTTATCGAATCATCCTGCAGGTCATCAAAACTTGGAAGTTGTGCATTGGAATCATCCTGCAAAGTATCGAATTGTTGAGGCTGAGACGTCTTTGAATCATTTTGTAAGTCGTCAAACATCAGAGGTTGTGAAGATGAAGAAGATTGTGAATTATCTTGTGTTTGATCACTAGGAGTTTCGCCCCCATCTGCAAAATATTGACAATCTTTTTCATGAGATTGATTCATGGAACAAAATCTTTTAGATTCACCACCTTCTGCCATATTACTATAACAGCGGCAATTTGGATGAGGTTTGCCATAAGATTTGCAGCTTGGATTTTGACAAGGAAGGCCTGCATTATAAGCCTCATAAGATGTCATAAATAAATCTCCATTTATTGAGCTGCAGTACTTGGAATAGGAATAGCCTCTCCAGTAGGACCACGTTTATAGGTAATACCATTGACTGTTTTAGTCTGTGGTTGATTTGTAATTTGCTGAGATGCTGGTTGTTTTATCCCATAATTAGGGAAAGGATTTAAAAGACCATAACCTTTTAAATATGTGAGAGTTTGTTCATTATTTTTAAATTGAGCCATCTGATTATTATATTTTTGTTTCCATACTTTTGGGACTAAGTAATCCGTCCCACTTGGAAAAATTGGATCATATTGTTTCATTTCATCAGCAGAAGGAGGAATTGCAGATCCGGTTGCAGCTTTATGATAGGCTGCAATATAAGCATTTCTCAAATTTGGAGTTAATTTATCTTTTACGGAAAGCATATTTTGAACTGCAGAATTATAGGCTTGAGCAGCATTTCTATTCACGACCGCCTTGGCTTGTTCGGCTTTCACGGGCTGAACTTCTGATGGAGGAATTACGCCGGGAGTAGTAGCAGGTAAGACTCTTCCTTTGTTAATCAAATCATTCATTTTACCCTGATTCACAGGTCCATTTTGCGCATTTCCTTCTTCCTGCTGAGGATTAAGAGTATTATTGATCATAGTTCCCAAAGCATCTGCTCTGGAACCAAGATCAAATTCTTTTCCTTGAACTAAAGGAGCCATTACAGCAATCTGTTGCTCTGCAGCTAATCTCTCGGGACTTCCCACGGGAAGTTTATTTTTCTTATTGATTAAATCTGCAAATGCAATTCTTTGCATATCAATTTGACTTTTTGTCTGAACTGATAAAGCAGTCTGTGCATCCCAATTTTTGATCTGAGCAGCTGTTAATCCTGCTTGAGCCATTTTATATTTGACATCTGCTAAATTAGCTTGTGTTCCAGCTTGAGCTTGCTGAGTTTGAGCTTGAACCAACGCGGGTTGTTTTTGAGCTGTAACTGTTTGAGCACTTATAAGACCTGCATTTTTTTGCGCAGATACAGTTAAAGCTTGGTTCAATGCAATATTGGTTTTATTGAGGGCATCTTGCTGATTTATTCTTAGAATATTTTGTGCATTGAGTGCAGATGATTTTTGAGCATCAAGATCTCTATCGATCTCTTTATTCATCATATCCATGAGCATATTCGGTTGATGAGCCAATCCCGATCCTGCTCCTGATAACATCAATCCAAATAAAGTTCCTATTTTTCCTAATGTACTTTTGTGTGCAAAAAGATCTGAATATGTCTCAGGCTGAATATGGCCATTTGCAAGATCTGCAGAGGTTTGATTCGCATGCTGCATATATTCAGCTTGGGTGGTGGGAGTTATCTGTAAAGTCGGCGTTGCTTGCTGTTGCTGTGTTTCTTGCGGGGCTTGGTTCGCGTCCGGAATTTGTGTTGCATCAGGAGATGAGGAGGTAGCTGCTCCTTGTGATTGAACCGCGTTTGTTGAGTCTTCTTGAGCTGGCTGTGTCGCATCTGCTTCTTGAGGCAATGTATCGTATATTCCCTCAGGATTTTGATTAGTAGCCTGTTCAGAGTCTTGAACAGAAGTTTCATTTTGTTGAGTATCATTGGAATCCTGATCCTCATTTTGTGAATAATCAGCCATTATGCAATCCTCTTTTTTGCGAGAACTTTTGACACAAAATCGGCAGCTCCTCTAATAGGATCTTTACTTTGAGTCACACTTCTAGGAATAACTATTTCACCTTCGGAAAGATAGGCAGGAATTTTATCATTGTCATATGAATTCCCAGATTTGACTGCTTTCTCCTGAGAAGAGTCAGCTTTTACAGGTCCGCCGGATGTCATATTCTTTTTTAATAATCCTCCTTTAGCGGCTAAAGCTTCTTGAGGAGCTTCATATGAAGCAGATTGTCCATCCGAAGAATTATTTACATCTTGACCTGTATAGGCATCAGAAGGAGAAGCTGGAGTTTGATTTGGATTTTTCAAAATCATAGCAATATTGGAACCCAAATTTGTAATACCCTGATTTAATGCTTGAGCGCCATTTTGCGGAGTTCCTTGGATATGTCCCATATTAGGATTTCCCATTTGAAAAATTCCTTTTTTTAGAAATTTTCCTATGGGACTTTGAGGGGAATTAGGATCTACACTGGGAACAGATTGAGCTGATGTATCGACTGGGCCTCCATAATCATAATGTTTTGGACTTTCTACCATTCCCCCTTTTGCCAAAGAGCCAGCAGCGGGACCTAAAACAGTTCCTAAGACAGCTCCTGCTCCATTTGCTAAACCACCAATTACTCCTTGTTGCCCCTGCATTTGTGTTTGAGTAAGACCGCCCGTAACATTGTTAATATTCGATTGCATACCAACATTTGCATTATTTTGAGCAGCCAATGCATTTTGTAAAATCTGTTGTTCAGATTGTTGTGCTTGAGTATTGGCAGTTGTTGCTCCGATTTGTTGTCCTGCAATTGTATTAGCCTGTCCTGCAAGTTGAGCTTGTTGGGATTGCTGTTGACCTACCTGTATCGCAGCTTGATTCGCTAACTGAGCTTGTTGAGCTTGTTGCTGACCCACTACATTGCTTGCTGCAGTTTGAGCCGCCGAAGTTCCTGTTTGTTGTTGGGCAACTTGATTAGCTGCCTGTGAAGCTAAGGCCTGTTGTTGGGCTTGAGTTAAGCCAACTTGAGACTGTGCTATATTTGCAACATTTTGTTGAGTCTGACCTATTGCTTGTTGCTGTGCTCCAATTTGTCCTAATGCATTTAAGGATTGTTGAGCTTGTAAAGTGGCTCCCTGGCCTACTGCTTGTTGTTGTGTTGCAGCACCTTGTTGAGCTGCCTGTCTTGCAATCAATCCAACATTTGATCCTGCTCCACGTTGTCCCGCCATAAGAGCTGCTTGATTTGCAACATTTTGACCGGTCTGTTGATTTAGAGCAGCCATTGCAGGATTTGGACCAGTTCCATTTGCAATGCCTTGCAGCTGATTAACGGTTCCTTGCTGTTGACTCGCTAGTGCCTGTTGAGAGCCTAAAGCGGAGCTTAGATTTCCTACTCCATTAGATGCCCCTAATTGATTGGCAAGGCCTTGAGTTTGAGCGTAGGCGCTTCCCACATTCGCAGCTCCATTATTGGCAGCTAATTGTTGATTTAATGTTTGTTGCTGATTTAATGCACCTTGTTGAGCACCTACACCATTAACATTGGCTTGTTGATTGGCTAATCTTTGCGCTTGCGAATAAGCATTTGCCTGATTACCAACTCCATTTACAGCTGCTTGTTGATTAGCGAGAGCTTGTTGTTGATTATATACATTTGTCTGTGAACTCAATCCTTGTTGAGCCTGTAAAGCCTGCAATAAAGCCTGCTGCGAGCCTAATGCTTGTTGATTCTGATTGTATGCCTGTGCCGTTTGACCTGTAGTTACTCCACTTTGAATATTTGCAGAACTGGGTTTTGAATATCCAGTCCCCGATGCTCCCCCTGCGGTTCCTAAAAGTCCTGATATTCCACCCATCTTAAATATCCTTTTTAAGAATAATTACATTGTCAGCAGCAGATATAATATCTAAGCCATACGATAAATGGCCTTTTAAACTGATTGAACTATAGGTTGAATTAACAGCAATAGTGCCTAATAATTCAGTACAGCCATTTTCTTTAGCTATCTTCACAATTTTGTCGACCAGATCAAAAGCATAACCTTGTCTTCTCATTTCAGGAACAACATAAATATCAATTATATATACAGAGTTTCCATCATTTAAGTATCTAAAAGTCGCAAATCCAAATTCATGTTCATAAATATGATCCGTCGATTTTTCTCGTAAATATTGTGCATATAAACTAGACATATTATCCAATACTCGTTTGTGCAGCTTGTGGTCTGAATCTTTGTTTGAATCCCATTACTACATTAAGCCCTGATAGATTAAATCCTGCTCCTGCAGGAACCCCAAATGTGGAATCAAACACTTCTTGAATCTGAATCGCAAAAGCCATACATCTTTGCTTCTGCAAAAATACTCTCCAATTTTCTAGACTAGAACCTCCTCCATAGGGATTTCCTTGTCCATAAGGAGATTGTGAAGTTCCCGAACCGTAAGGAGTACTAAAATTTATTGGCTTTAAAGTTAAACTTTGAGATGGTGTCAGTTCATAATCATAGGAAATGCTTATCTGAAGTTTATGTGGGGAAATGTATGTTCCTAAAATATAGAAGAAATAGGATCTCTGATAATTTTGCAAATCACCTAATCTTAATGGGCCGGTTTGAAACATCATTAGAACTGGATTTGATCCATCCAAATAAGTTCCAGGATTCTCCTGATATACTTGGCCCTCTGCATTTATAATGGTGTGATATTGATTGTATATACAAGAACTTATAGCTGGAATGCCAACGAAAGTTCCCCATTGTTGATAATAATAATCATACATCAACACAATGCCAGAATCTAAAGTGAATCTAACCTGATTTGATTCTGGGACATCCACAGCACTGGTTACATTTGCATTTTGTGTGAATTGTTCAACAGGAGCCCCAATATACTCAGTTCCCAATCCTCTATCTAAGAGCCAAATTCCTTTTCGATTAGATTGAAACATCAATCCGGAAGGCATCAAAACTATACTTCTATCGTTTGGACATCCTACTGCCGTCGTAATAAATGTGGCTTGAGAATATTGATTATTTGCTCCAGTATTATCGGGGCCATTTCCGTTGAGATAGAAGCATGAATTCTCCTTAAAAATTACTAACTTATCATCCATAGGAGATAGCGCAGTAATCGGTCCCGTGCTTGTTTCAGTGGAAGTGATAGGAGGAACATAGATAGTGAACAAATCACTCATTTCAACTGGAGTAGCTTCTATAATTTGCTTTGAAAACCAAAGAAGATTTGGATCTTCAGCATCTACAAGCCATAATCTAGTATCAAATAGAGCCAAGATATTTGAAGCAGGCGGAGCTATATCTTCGACGACTCCTCCTGTTGTGTAGATTAGATTATTTCCTAAGATTGTTGCATCGGCATTTGTATCAACAAATTGAAGTTGATCTGTAGTTGTACTATTAAGAAGAGGAGCTGTAATGCTAGTTGTTTGATAATATTCCTGTTGTCCCACTGACCATCGATAAATCACAGCTTTTACAGGATTGGCTACTTTCATAGTCAAACGTAAAGTTGGGAGATTTATTGTGATGCTTCCCGAAGTTCCACTACCAGTAGTTGTAACTGGAATTGGAATGGAAGGTGCTGAGCGGAAGGCATTTCCCTGATTGTCTGTCCATTCATAAGTGACTTGATAATAGTAAGCATTGGTATTTGTGCTTCCATCAGGTTGTGCAACAATGCTTCCTCCGGAAGTAGACCAACTTGCTTCAATAGAATCTGGCCAAACTAGGAAATTTAATTCAACTGGAAGATAGCCATCGTAAATCGATATTAAACCACCAGAAATATTCAGGTTATTGGCTACTTCTGCCACATCCTGATTTTGAGTTCCGAATGAAAATGTAGAAAGATTAATTCCCGTTTGAGAATAGATGCCCGCAGTTTGAGTCCCAGAAGGTAAATTAGTTCCTTTATTTACAGCCTGGATGGAATCTTTGAAGAGATAGAAAATCTTAGCATCTTGATCAAGAACTGTAACACTAGGAAGTCCTAATGTTATATAACCTCCTCCATTTGCGTAAGCTAGTTTAGCTGCAATCACTGGAGAGGCCGAAGTACTTAATGAACCATCGATAAGAAAATAAGAAGGCTGATAAGTACTCTGATAAGCAGCAAGATAATAAATAGATCCATTGATTATAAAAGCTTTTGATGCCAATCCAACACTTCGTATTGAGACAATAGGAGAAGATAATGTTGCAGTCGTTAATTTATCACCGGGAGATCCTGCAGAATTTCCCGCTGTATTATGTGATAAACTGAGAGTAGTCCCAGATATTGTAAAAGTTGTCCCCGCGGTGATATTTGCAGGAGTTGTTTCATCTATCAAATACATTCCATTAACAAGACCCGATGCGGAACTTGCTGTAATGGAAGATGCTCCTGAGCTGAAAACAGAGTTAAAAGTGAAACCGAGAGGAGTTACAGAGATAGATCCGATATAATGAGTTGGTATACTGCTATCATAAGAATAATTATTCGATACTTCGTAAAATATTGAACAAGTACCATTTTGAGCTGCAGACGTAATATTTAGAATGGTTCCAGATGAAATTATCTGAACTGGATTCATAATAACGCCTAAAGTACTAGATACCGCAAATGTATATCCCGTACTTGAGCCGCTATCATAAAAACTTCCATAAATGACGGCATTAGTCAGATTAGAACTATCTATGGTCACGCTCATCATTGTTGCGGTGTAGCCTAAAAATGTAGTAGGCGCCGAAACAACCAAGCTTGTGGATAATTCTACTATTTTTACCGATTGACCTCCTGTTGCTGTATTATACGCTATATAAAGATAATTATTTAAAACAGCTCCATCCCATGAAAGGGTAGTAGCTGAAACATAAGCCGAAGCTATATCAGTATTTGCAGTTTTAGTGGTTGGAGTGGCTATATTTATAGCGATATATTGAAGATGAGGAGTTGCCGAAATAGTATTTGTGAAGACTAAAATGAAATAATTTCCAAGAATGAATACTCTCATGCCTCCGGAAACTGTACCAGTATTTACTGGAATAGCAGTCGGAGCAATTATATTTTGTCCTGTATTTGCATCAAAAATGACATATTTATTGGTAGTGGTATTATTGTTTTTTTCGAGATATACGCAGCATGCCAATCCATTGGCAGAAACTACTATATCACCTTGGATTTGATTAAGATTGTTTCTTATTACTGATAGTGTGGATAAACTTAAAGGTTCTAAACTTCCTTTTGTTACCCATGCTGCGTTTGAAGCGCTATATGCCGCAATATTAGGTCCTATTGCAGTTAAATCTTCATTAAAAGTTGTAAGATACGAATAAGATGTATCTGGCAAAGAAGTCAATTGACCGAATCCATTTCTCTTTTGAAGAAGGCCTCCTTTATTAAAAACCATGTTTTCAAGCTGGACAAATTTCCCAACAGGGACTCTTTTAGGATCTGTTTTAGTATCGAGACCCTGAGCGAAACTTATGTCTATAGCTTGTTTATTAAGCATTTTCAGTCCACGACTTTAGTAGGAATTTTTTGACCCGCTTCAGATTCAGCTTTTTTCAATTTCCAAATATAGAAATCATGACCCAATAGACAATGACATTCATTCCATTTTGGGATCTCATATATAGATCCATCTTCATAAAATAATACCATGCGGTCCATATCTTTTACCCATTCAAATCCTGATATTTCAGTTGAATGCCAAAGAAATTTTCTTTTCCATTTAAAAACAAAAGTACTCATTTGATTCTCATAAGATAGACAGCTGATATAAAATTGGGACGTGAATCATAACTAGATCCAGTTGATGCAGAAGTTCCCGTTACTGAATTAGAACCTGTCATGCTGGCAGCTGTACTTGAAATACCTACTGAAGCATCAGCAGATTCAGTACCTGTAGAAGCAGAAGATCCAGTTCCCGAATTGTTATTCGAAGCTACGCCAGTGGTCCATATACCTCCTGCAGTTGTGACCCATCCAAAGGAAACAGCCGGAAATGATCCACTCGTATAAGCTATATTGCTTTGTTGCATAATATTGGTATTGCCAGTGCTTAATCCTGCATTAGCATTATTTGCAGCGACTAAACCATAAGTATTTGTTCCTCCTGCATAATAAGCCCATTGATGTGAATGAGCAAAATTATGAGTATGACTAGTTGCAGCGAAACTTGTTGTACCTGTTAGAGAAGCTGTACCTCCTGTTACTCCAACAGAAGTAACAAATGTTCCAGCTCCATGCGTATGCGCAGCGACTTGAGTATTTGTATTATTTCCTCCTGTTGATCCGGCAGTAGTACTACCCATTAAAAAGACAGAATTATTTATATTGGGAACAATTGCACCATTCATTGGAGATGTAGAATCTGCAATAGTTTGACCGGCACATAATACATATCCATTTGCATCAGCAGTGGTAGTAGCAGCTGTTGTATAGGCTCCACTAAGATTGGGAAAAGTTGCAATCACAGACCCTAAAGGAATTAGTCCTCTAGTCCATGTTAAATTGCCAGAACCATCAGATTGTAAAACTTGATTTGCAGTAGGAGAAACTGCCGGAAAGACCAAAGCATAATTTGCAGCTTGGCTCGGAGAAGTTTCTAATGTGACATTAAATCCGCTGGGGACTTCTTGACCGATAATGATATTACCAACATTCAAAGTTGCAGGTGTATTTGTTGCACTTTGAAATGTAAAAGTTCCTGCAGAATAAGATGCACTTGCTGTTCCAGAAGGAAGACCTGTGATAGTTCCAGATGATCCGGTCACAGAACCACTCTGAGTTATTCTAATTTGATTCCCAGCGCCATCATTATAATAGAGATCGGCATTCACCTCATAAAGACATCCAATATCAGCAGGGTTAGACAAAGTTACACTTTGTGGGCTAAATCTCACACTCCTTGCAGTAATGAGATTATTGCCATTTAACGGAAGATCGGTATTAATATCAATACCGGCAGGAGTAATTTGAACACCTTGACCTGTTGTATGGTTATGTCCATCGATAATTCCCAAGCAAGAATTGATATTATTTGCCCAGTCTGGACCTGGATCAATACTTACTACAGGAACAGGAAGAAGCATATTTGGAGAAATTACCGTGTTTGCCATATATTTCTTATAACCTATAACTAAATTGAAACGGCATAATTCCATTTCCAACATCTGTACTGGATGATATTGTTATGGTTGTAGAATTCACCGTTGATGAAATTTGAGGACCTAAACCTGTCAGTTTATTTGCAGCGCCACCTGCTTGATATGTTTCAGTAAAAACTGAGGGCAAAATTGGAAGTGTCATTGTCAATGAATGATTGGCTCCTAATGTATTATAAGATATTGATCCAAATACTGTTACCATTTTTCCAATTTGATAAAATTGAGTAATATTTGAAATTAATGCAGTTGTATTGGAAATATTTGTCAAAATTGGCGTATAAGTTCCATTAATATAAATAGTTTGAAATTTAGGAAAGCTACCACCAATGAGAACTTGTTGATCGGTTCCCGATCCCAAAAGACTTAATACTGGATTCAAAATAGAAGCCCATTTTGTCTGAGCAAGATCCCATGGCAATTTTGTGGAAAGTAATGCCAATTACCACCCGCCTTGTCCAGCACCATTCCCCGCAAACCCAGTTCCTCCATAAATAATATCGGATCTGGTTTCAGAGATTGTATCAGGTACACCCGCATCTCTATTTTGACTTGCTTCCTCAATTCTCAATTTCAAGAATACAATCTCCTGATCAAGTTTTGAGGTATCGGAACCTTCTTCTTTATCTAAAGCATACTTTGCAGCTCTTACAATGGGATATCTAAGCCACCCTGAAAATCCTACAGTGGTCAAATCTGTATCTGCAAGCAATGCAGGAAGTCTCGGTGCATACCACATTCTTAAAACTTGATTACCTGCAGGCGTAGGGATGATATTTATATTCTGTCCCATAAGTCTATATCGCATGTTATAGACGCCATAGATTGTCGAAGTACTGTTAGGATAAACATAAGTATTTCGTTTAATGAAATCGAATTTATTAAGAGTGACCCAAGCATTGTTAGAAGTATTAAGATTGAGGTCCATGCCAATAAGTTTATAAAACGCTTTAGCAGGAGTTCCACTCGCTCCTCCATATGAACCGCCAAGATAATTATTCACCCCATTTGGCAATGGATAATTTGCAACAGTCCCATTAGTAGGAATTAAAACTGTTTGATCCGAGAATATATCTTCATAACTATCTATTAAAATGTCATACAATTCATAAAGTGCCAAACGCAAAAATGAATTCCATTCGGATATAGTGACAAACTCAGAGTTAACTCTATCAGCGGTCTGTTGGGATCTAAGTCGAAGCTCATACAAGGACATTTCGGAAGGTGGTGCTGCGACCATTTGAGCAATGGAGGAATAAGGACTTGTTCCGCTTCCATTAGTAGCAGCGACTTGGTAATAGAACATGACGCCAATGCCAGGAAAACTATCAATATACTGTGTCGCATAAGTAGTCGTCCCCAGGTTTGAGAAATTTACTCCATCGGTTGACCGTTGGATTTGATATCCCGTAGCACCTAAAGATCCTGTCCAAGTCAAAAGAATATTACCATCTGCTTGTTCAGCATTCAAGTTCTGTGGCTGATATGGAATTGCCATGTCGAATTCCTCTCAATTTTTCGACATATATTTTTAATATGTCAGTCTATTCGACATTAAATCCCATCAATAGTTACAGAACTGCCATCAAAACAGAATTGCATGCCAACAACTGTATTATTTGAAGGAGAAGCAGCGACTAATGTCGTTGTTGAAGAATTTGTAGGAGCAGCAAATTGAACCATAATTTGAGCACCAGCATTAGTAGCGATGTTTGAATTTGCTATAGTCTGATTAGGATCGCCAACTACAGAGACTACAGTAGCATTAGGGACACCAGGAATGCCCACAGTGCCGCTACCAGATATAGACCCAGTAATTGCAGAGACAAAGGATTGGCCAACAGTTGGGGCAAATCCAGCAGGTAAGCCAGCTGTTTGCCATTGAGCTAGAGTGGTAGTTCCCACGGAGGTAATTGCATAAACATTACCTGTGGTCAAAGAAGTAGTACTCGTAGAAGTCAAAGGAATGACTTGGCCTGAAAATCCACCCAAATAATAATTAAAATTGTTTTTAAAGACTATTAAAGCAAAGCCTGCTTGAGGGTTAGGATTTGTTAAAGCGTTCTGTTTACCAGGAGTCGCACTCGTATGCATAAAAACAGCTTCGATATAGCCATTACTTTTTACAGAACGAACTCCCCATCCATTTCCATTAGTGGAATCTACAATAAAATTACACCAAACATATTTTGGCATCGTGACGTTAGTATATAAGGATTTTCCATTAAGACCGAATCCGCGGGCTACTGACATGGCTGTCCCCAATGTATGAGCAGAAATTTCTCTGCGGATAGCTCTGCACCACTTGTCCGCCAGTATGATAAAAACATTTCTATCTTCATAATTGATGAAAAAGAGTGGTTTTAAGACAAATTTAAGGGATTTGTTTATATAATAGACAGAAAAAAGCCCCAGATCAATTTCTCAATCCGAGGCTTTCCCGAAATGTTGATTCAACTTCAGAAAAGATGTCCAAGCAAATCGCTTTTATCACACTATGCTGAAAGTGCAACTTGCATATTGTAGCCAGGAGCTGAGCATATTAAGTTTCCATAATATGCAATCCTGATTTCCAATGCATCTGCATTTCCAACACGAAGACCTTCAAGTCCTTCCATCCCATAAGTCAAAATATGTGGCGCCTTACCTAAAGTTCTCAATTTCCATGTATCTGTTGTCAGACACCATGCAGTTTGAGGTTGGCATGATCTGTCAGCAAGAACAGGAATTTTTCCATAAGCACTATGGAAATGAATCGCTTCAAATGCTACTTCGACTTCATCATGGTTGATCATGACATATTGTACTTTTGCACCAAGTTCATTGATGAGAGTAGAATATGACAAGAAATCCAAAATGATAAGATCGAAAGATGCACCTTCTCGGTTTCCAAATGCTAACGCGTTTGTAATCCCTTCAGAAATGCTTTGACTTGCGGCATTATAGCGCAATCCGGCAAGACGAGTGGGGTCTACAGAACGATTAACACCCCAGAAATTGTCTGTTGAAGGAGGATCTACTGCTGGTCGTTGTGTTAACTCACGTTTCATAATGTTATAGCGTGAGAGCAGACTGTATATCCTGCAGTTCTTGCAGCCCTTGTCAGTCGTTCGAGCGCTTCTTCGATTGGCGCTACGGTCTTGTCCGCTTCCGGATTTTAACCGTAATTCGGGATTATGCAGCATGGAGTTCCCTCTCACACTGGGCACTTATGTTTACCCATGCAGCTAATCCAGACATTCCAAGCATACCGGCAATGGTAGAAGAACCACCAATACCAATATCACCTAGAACCTGTAGGAAATCATTAGCACCCCAAGAAGTTTGAGGAGCTCCTTGAACTACTGTTCCAGAAATTGCACCTGTTCCACGGTTCACTGATGTAATTTGAATTGCATCAATAGTACCGGGAGTATTTTGCAATGCAGAACCACCATCTGTAGCAGTAGCTTGCATCGTCATACCTACTTCAAATTGAACTACAGATTGGGGATTAGCCAATACAAAACTCAAAGTAGGTGCAACATATGTAACACCAGCTGCAGAAATTTGACCTCTACTTGCAGTACCTCCGTAAAATCCTTCAAATGCCATGTTGTTCGAAATATTCGAGAATCCATTATCTAAAGTTCTCGAAGCTTCGTCTACAAATGCACCGGCATTCGTTTTGGTCTGTTCCATCAACAAGTTAGTGATAGTGACTAATTGATCGCTCTTGTTACTCCGTCTTTCGACGTGGCCTACTCACCTCTTCGGGCTTCGGCTCTCTCGCTTCTTTTGTTATACGAGAGACCAGACTGTCGCATCATCCGTTCTGGATGTTCTCTCACTCAGTCGTTCACCGTGCTTTCGCTTCGGCCCTGTCGTCTGCTTCCAGACTTCCAAGTCAATCAGAGAGAATTTACTACTTAGCATCCCTGCCAAGCGGACCTACAAATTAAGTCTTGTATTGCATACACAAAATACGAAACTACATCAGAAGCAGTTTGCTGATTCTGAGCATTCGCAAATGTGTGCGCTCTACCCTGTGGATTCAGAGCCTCATGGCCTTTGTTATCGTAAAGGCTTTTTATCCTCTACTTCTTGAACTTCTCAAGATAAATTATCCCAAGCTTCAAACGATCAATCGAATGCTTAAAATAACCTAAACCAGGATTGCATTGAGTACATAAAAGACCACGTACTTTCCCTGATTCATGATCATGATCGACATGTAAGTTTCTTTTAAAAGAACTTTCAAGCTGACCACAACAGGCACAACGTCCATTTTGATCTTCATAAAGCTTCTGATAATCTTCAAGTCGAATTCTATAATTTTTCCACAAATCCCATTCGAAATTCCCTTGACTCTTACATTCTTTACAAAAAGGTCTCGGATATAGTTTTCCATTTTTCTTTTTGAAAGAGGAAAATTGAGATTTATGTTTTTCAATCTTACAAATCCGACAAATTTTTAGTTCAAGTTCAGCGTACATTTTCACCTATAAAAAGTGTCGGGCACTCTTGGTGGCTTATATTCTCTCTCGAGGTTCATCCACTACGCGTTACGGTGAGCCGGGATTTTTAGTTCCCGCTTTACCACGGTATTCCCATCACAGGGTTCACCGTTTTTACCCGATTTTAATACGGCAATCCACTCGTTTTACCGTATTCCAGTGGGACTGGTATATACTTCAAAAACCCACTAGATGCCGGCAAGTATTTTAACCGGCAAAACCATCTGGCGACTCGTTTTTTGGCACCAATGCGAGCCAAGGATTTTTCTTGTAGACTAAATTTTTCATATAGTCTTTGTCATCCACATATAATTCTTTTAAAGCTGCTAACTGGTTACTCGAGTTAGCATATACAGGTGCTATTGCCATTTAATTACCTCATCGTTTTAAATTCCCGTAAAACGCTGCCATAGCTCTTTGCTTGGGAGATAACGGTACGGTAGCCGTATCTCTATTGGTCAATGTCCTCATTCCTTGATATTGCCGTTGCTGCGGCTGAGCTTGCATTTGAGGTCTCTGCATGCCCTGTAATTTTTTTGCCCTTGCGATTCTTTGAGCGTCTTTAAAGAGTTCATTTTCCACCAAGCGCATTGCTTGAGGGACAGAAAGAATCTCACCGGTTTTATCGTAAGTTCGTTCAATTAATCGCACGACATCGGGAACACTTCGCATTTCCCGTACTAATTCGAACTCATCACTAGCTCTAGCAAGTTGTATAGCTTCATTTTTCATTTCCACTAAAACTTGTTGTCGAGCTTGTGCATTTTGTTCTTCAAACTTCTGATCAATACCTTTTTCAAGCGACGCCAACTTCGCTCTTAGAGCATTGACTTCGGAGTTTCCCTGACCTTTGATAATCGCTTCCGTCAATTGGTCATATGTCACACCATTCTCAATGAGAACATTTAATGGCTCAGATTTCAGTCTCTCTACATCAATTCCTTGTGATTGAGGAACTGATTGGAGAGCTTTTTCACGAGTGAGAAGTTCTTGCTCTTTTAACTGCAATTGTCTTCTCTGTTTCGCTATCCGAGCTAATTGTGGATCTAACTGCTTCGTCGCTTCGACAGCCGCCACGTTCCCATTAGGGTTGGTAATGAGTGGTTTTTGAGATTCATTAATGAATTGTTCATTTGGTAAAGGAGTATGATTAGTCCTCATCTGGATTGGTACAGCTTGAGGCATAGTATTATTTGGTTGTATTTGTGGACTAGGAATTGGAGAAACTTGCATTGTTACCTTTCTTATTAAGCTGCTTGTGCATTTGTATTTGGGACTAAAGGAGAAACAGGTGCAGGCATTGGATTCGCAGTAGGTTGTGGTTGAACTGGTTGAGGAACCGGCTGCGATGCTTGCACTAAGGCATTAATTTGATTGAAAAATGTCACAAGCATATCATCTTTTTCTTGTTCAAGATTTGCTGCTCGATACAAATTGATATATTGAACAACAATTTCAGTAGCTAAAGGAAGATCCATAAAAGGATCGGGTGGTGTATATTTTCCATTTTCGACAATTTCATCGAGATATTTGTAGATACGTTCCTCAGAAGCATTCATCAATTTTTGATTTTCCTCAAGATCTGGGAAATTCATCAATCGACGACCTTCTTTTAGGCTTAGCATTCCTGCTTGGACTTGTTCTGTAACAGTAGCTATACGACCTGCAGGAGTTCTGGGAAGAGAAGATTCTGTGAAACATTTAATGACAAATGGATCTTTAAGAAATGACATCTTTGGAAGATCGATTTCTTTAGTTCCATCTTTGTTTGGATACACAGTTTGATATGATCCAGTTTCTTTAGCAATATCCATAGCTTCATCAACAATATGATATGCTAATTCTATGAACACATTTTCATATTTTTTAGATGTTTCAGCAAATCGATCTGAATTTACATCGTCAGCCATACGTATAGCTTCGCCACTATCTAAACCTTGAGGTTTCTGTCCTGTGGCTTGCATAGTAGAAATTCCCTCTTGTTGGAATCCATATGCAATCAGCTTATCTCTTTCGGCATACAATTCAGGTGCATTACAGGGAGCAATTTCATAAGAAGGCTTAGTTCCAGAATATGTAATTATTACACCTATTTCATTATTGTTATGGGCTTTAACGACTTTTGAAGACTGTTCTATGAATACTCTTGGAACACCCACAAGAGAAATAGCGCGAGTAATAGTGTACATAATTCTATTAATGCTAATTTGAGTACCAAAAAGTCTGCTTCCAAGACCTTGTCCCCAGAATCCCAAGAATGGGTCACTATATTTGAAGAAGACGAATGGGAATTTAGGCTTATTCCATTCTTCATCCAATATCACACCATTGACTGTCACTATAGAATGTCTACCCGGTATATATCCTGGTGCCTCAGGATCTGATCCAGAAGGAAGTCTCCATCCTTCGACAACCATTATTTGATCTGCAATTGTTTTACCGCAATCTGCCGAATTATCGGGAACTGCTTGTTCCGTTCCAGCAATTACTTTTTTGGCATCCGGATTATTAGCCATGACTTTATCACGATCAACAAGCTTGAGTTGAATGAGCTGTTGAGGATCAGCATTTAGGGAATCATTATCATCTACATATAGATCTGTTGCCATTACTCGATCAATGCAGACTTTATCATTATCTCCACGATAAACTTTTAAAGCGCCCGTTCCTGTCACAATGCCATCACGAAGCATTTTAGAAGCTTTTTCGTAAATTTTTGTCTGATAAAATTCACCTAGAATGAATCTATTCAGCTCTTGTGCCAAATGTCTTTGCTTATAATCTGCGCCATCCGTTAAGAATTTCGGTTCCGGTTGATTCTGCGTAAGACGTGATGTGAGCGTATCTGTACATGATTCGATGATATTGAATGAAGGTCTATCATCGGGCAATGTTTTCGTTTTATCCATTTTGCTGACATTTGATCCGGCATATGAATAAACGCTGAGCCCGCAATAGAGTCTAATAGAAACAGCCAACTGACGTAAACGCCATGTTTGATTCTGTTTAAGATAAGATGCAGTCCCACATAATTGGCTAGCAAGAGATTGATCATCTTCAGCTTTCCACCACTCCGCCAATAATGAAACAGGATCACTTCCAGATTTTGTTTTAAAAGTGATTGAATCAGGTGATTTTTTAGCAGGTGTAATATTCATTATATCCCCGGGTCACGCACAGCTAAATAAAGTAATTCTTCAGGTGTAAGTTCATCAGTCGGAATTTCTTCATTAGATTCAATGTTCTTCTTTTTAATTGGAAGTTCACCAAATTTAACTTCGATATCATGAAATTTGATTTCAGTTACACCTTGTTTTCTACATAATTTAAAGAATGCTTCAAGCTCATCGCGAGTATTTAGCATTATGCTATTCTTTCATTTGATCCTGAACTCATTCCTGGTTTCATGCGACGTTGACGCATAATGCGCTCAACAATATCTCGCATTTCTTCATCATTCATTTCATTTCCTATTTCATCTCCAGAATTTTCACCGGTATATGAAGCTTGAGGAACTTCCTCTTGGTTCATTCTTTCGAAATCATTGGGTTCGAAATCTGCAACGGGTTCTTCTTCATTACGGGGTTCGTCATAGGGCATGTCTCCGCCATCTGCGTAACGAAGCATATCTTCTTGTTCAGAACCTTCCATACGTTGTCTCATGATTCTTCCGACCATATCTTCGGCTTCATCTTGTTCGGAATCCTCATAATCCAGCATGCGCTCATCTTCATGCTCTGCATCTACTTCACCACCTGCGGCATACATCTTTCCACCATGGCACATATGACAGGCATAGGCACCATGAGCGGCACACATACCTCCTTTTGCCATCTCATTATCTTGAGCTTTTTTCTTCATCCCATAAGCAATTGCTAAACTTTGTTTCAATGGTTTACCCGCCTCATATTCGGTTCGGACATTCTTAGAAAAAGAACTTGGTGATTTTCCTTCGATCAAAGGCATATCAGTTTCCTATTCCTTGATAGAGGTTAACGATTGATTTAACAGCGTTAGGGGCAGCATCTGCAGTCGATTGAGAACTAAACACAACTGCGATGACATCTCCAGCTGTTGCAGAAATAACAACTGAACCACCCATGATTGGTTGGGTAGGACTAGGAAATCCATATCGTGCTAGAACTGTGGAATTCTGATTAATGACAATATTAAGTCCTGAAATTGCAGGTACGCCATAGGAACCTATTGTTCCCGTTGCATAGGAGAATCCTGGTGATGCAGTCCCATTTGCAGCTGCAGTAGTAGTGCCAGGCTGAATATCTGTGAGAATTATATTATTTGTAGCACCAGTTACAGTTACGTAAGCTGCCGCTGCAGCGTTTGCCGCAATAGCAGTTCTAGTAGCAGATGCAATATTGTTTGCAGTTACGTTTGTTGCACCCGTAACTTGGATACCGGTTAGACCTGCTGGAGCCGGATCTACTCCGGCGCTATTTATGTTATACCAAACATAGAAACCTTGCAGTGCGCCCGCACTATAAAATGTCCAATATGTACTATTCAAACTTCCGCTTGAATCTGCAACTGTAGTGATAGTTTGGATATTTTGAGTTGGTTGAGTCGTAACTGGCTGACCGCCAGCAGCTAAATAGGGGATAAAAGACTTAAAGGAACAAGTATAGTTTCCCGTCGTGACAACATTAAACGTTTGAGTTCCGAGACCGCCGACTACTGTAGAATTATTCACCTGGAGACTGTTTATTGTCATTTTTCGATCCTTTTTTGAGAAAAATCTCTATATAAAGGATAAAAAAGAGTGGTTTTTTGAGAAAAATGAACAAAGGAGTAATAAATGGAAATTGGTAGCTATGTCATAGTTCGAACTTATTCAGCCGGTGTTTTTGCAGGAGAATTACAAAAACGCGAAGGAAAAGAAGTTACTCTCAAGAATGCCAGACGTATTTGGTATTGGGCTGGCGCATGTTCTCTTTCTCAACTTGCAATGGAAGGGACTAAGAAACCAGCAGAATGTAAATTCCCTAGAGAAGTCCCATTGATTCTCCTATTAGAAGCCATAGAAATAATCCCCACAACTGAAGCTGCCAAAAAATCAATCGAAAGCGTACCAGTATGGGAATAGAAATAAATAGTGGTTATGGTTATGGGTATGGTTCCGGTGAGAAGCTGCCAAAAAATCAATCGAAAGCGTACCAGTATGGGAATAGAAATAAATAGTGGTTATGGTTATGGGTATGGTTCCGGTGACGGTTCAGGTTCCGGTGACGGTTCAGGTTACGGTTCAGGTTACGGTGCAGGTTCAGGTATAGATTATGGTTCTGGATACGGGTCCGGTTCCGGTGACGGTTCAGGTTCCGGTGACGGTTACGGTGATGGTTTAGGTTCCGGTTCCGGTTCTATTGATGGTGACGGTGACGGTGATGTTTTCGGATATGGCATCGGTTCAGGTTTTGGTTCCGGGTCAGGTGACGGTAATGGTTATGGATAACATATGGGAACAGAAATAATTAATGATCGCCGAAAAGATCACCGTTTCGGCGACGGTTCAGGTTCAGGTGATGGTTCCGGTTATGGTTTCGGTTTCGATTCCGATGATGGTAATGGATAATATATGGGAACAGAAATAAATAGTGGTTTCGGTTCAGGTAACGGTGACGGTTTGGGTTCCGGTTACGGGGACGGTTATGGGGACGGTTCAGGTAACGGTGACGGTTTGGGTTATGGGTCAAGTTATGGTTCAGGTTCCGGTGACGGGGACGATTTTTGTAATGGCATCGGTTCAGGTTTTGGTTCAGGTATTGGGTCAAATTTCGATTCAGGTTTCGGAGACGGCTTTGGTTGCGGCTTTGGTTCGTATTCAGGCTCAGGCAATGGTAAGGGATAAGATAAATGGAATAAAAATAGGTTACTTTTCTCCAACTATCCGGAAAAACCGGACAGTTCAAACTTCAATTACTTATTCTAATGCTTCTTTTTTCATTTCTTCAAGCGTCACCCCAAATCTCCTAAACTTCCTTCTTCAGGCCAATCATTGCGTCTTTCGAGATATTCTCTTTCTCTATCCCAAATTCCATCAGCTTGCTGCTTATGCCATTCCGGTGTATATTTTATAATCTTCTTTTCGGGAGCAATAGAAGCGTAATGATATCCGCATCTCCAGGCATAAATGAACGCGTCGGTTAAATGATTTGGTAAAGAAGGATGTTCTTTCTTAGGATATTTTATTTTATCCCCATCTGTAACCCAGACTAATCCAGACATTTCTTCCCATAGAGGCCTATTCTCGGGAGTATCCAAGATCTTAATCTTTCCTTGGATTAGATCACTATTACATAGTTCTATAAATGTAACTTTATCCTGTTTGTCAGCATATTCGAATGGGATTGCAGATCTAAATCGCATTGATTCGACGCCCTGTTTATTGGCACCATCTATGATAATCTTATGAGGAGCATATAAAGAATCTCTCATGAATTCTTGAATTTTTAATGCGACATCTTCAAAAGTCATCTTTTTCTGTTTGAAGCATTTAATAATATATAAGAAAGAGTCATTGATATGATATCCACTGAGCACAAAAGCTGAATCATCTTCCCATCCCGTATCCACACCCAGCACAAATGTCCAACCATCCGGATATAAAGCCATAGGCAAACATTTAGATAAATTCTTTTGGAGATCAAATCTATAAACAAGTTTATCCTCATCAACCACCCATTTATTAAGATACCATTGTTTATACTGGGGCGTTTCCATGTATTGGGGACGTTCAATTCTTATTTGCTCTAATGCTTCACCCCATTGTCTTGAAACATAAGGATTATCAAATGCTGTCCACTGAAATAACTTCCATCCCCCTTCCTCCCCTTTGGTAATTTCATAGAAAAGTCCGCGAGGAAAGTTACTTGCTGTTCCTGTGAGACATATAGTTCCTCTATCTCCTTCGAAGTTAGGATCAACCATAGCAGGGCCTAAAATCCCATATACAAGGTTTCTAACATCAATGGTATACATAGAAGCTTCATCGATACAAACAAGTCTGAATTTGCGTCCTAGAAGCTTTTGCATTTCATTTTGATCGGCGTTAATACCCACAATCTTTATCATAGATCCATTTGCCAATGTCATGGCGAGTTCAGTCTGATTGAAGCTCGCTTTCAAATTATGCTTACGATCAATTACGGTCAGGATGTCTTTCCAAATTATAGACTTAGCAGAATCTCGCGTAAGACCTATAAACAAACAATTGCAGCCAGGATTTTGTAATGCTTCCTGAACAAGATATAAGCCCACAGTATAGGACTTCGCAGAACGGCGGGTACAAAATAGAGCCTTCTGTTTGGATGGATCTTTGATAAAAGCAACTTGTTGCGGGAATTTATAATCTAAAACATCAGGAATTGCCTTTTGTCTGGCTATGCGAGCAGCATATTCTTCAAGGATAGATCTAGAAGAGTATCCATCATTCATTTCACCACTTCTTAGGCCTTTCTTGTCCTTTTTGGATTTTACCACTTATTGCTTCTTGAATTGCTTGCTGTCTAGATGCAAGTGCTTGAGCTGCTTGAGGAGTCTGGGCTACTTGGTCGATGGGAACTTGATGTTCAACAACATTAAGTCCTGTTTTTTTTGTGGTAGAGAATGGAGAATCTGGGGTTGTGGAGGGATCTGGAATTGTTCGATATGCGACTTTAGTACAATTCAATTCCTGTTCGACTTCTTTAATTCTAGTCGAAATGAGATCTTTTGTGATCTTGGGCAATTTATGATTCAAAAGAAGTTCTAGGAGAAAACTAAGTTCAGTCATTTTGAACTTCTCGTATTTTTTTTCTTGAAACCATTAAGTCTATATAAGATAGAGTGGTTAATATTAAAAGCATATAATACGAAAGCAGATTCATCTTCCCATCCAGTGTCCAAATCGAGTAAATACGCCCACTCTCCCATAGAAAGATATGGTAAATTAGTGCTACAAATATTTTTCCCCATGTCAAATCGATAAAAAGTTCAATCATTTTCAATTCCCCACAGATATTCCCCTGTTGAGCCAATTGCAATATATTTATTATCATCTACTTGTCTGATATAAGGGGAATTACGAGCCAAATAATCTTCCATATCTTCAATTATAAGTTCCGAATAAGAAGCTTTCGAAACGAACAATTCCGCGTCTTTTAGATTATCAAATGCTCCAATAAAATCATTCATCCCTCCTTGATGAGGAGGATCTGGGCACTGAAATATGGCGAAACGTTTCATTTTTCAAGCCAATGTTGATGGCCATTTTCATCCATCCAAAGTTTATCGGATTTATAATCAATTCCATGTTTCTCAAAAATCTTTTCAAGAATCGAAAATTGATTTTTTAATATTATAAATTCCATCCTTATTTCTCCTAAAGATTTTTCTAAAAATCCTTCAGGAAAAGGAATTCGATATATATCCATTATAAATATCCTCTTAAGTCAATCAGCTTCAAAAGAACTGCCCATAGATATTTTCCTGTTGGAAATCTTATTCATTCGATCGACAAATTTGCTTTTTGATCAGTTCAAAAGCAGCCAGTGCTTCACTAGTAGTATGATATTGTAAAATAAGATTGTCAATCGCAGCATATTCTGCTGTCAATATATCAAGATCAATCGAAATTTTTTTCAATCCCGCTAATACAATAATATATTTTCCTGCATCCAAAAATATTGGTCTTATGAACATTTTATTTTTCCATTATTTGTGTCTAAATTCCCTCATTAGAATGATATATCAAAACAATCAGCTTCAAAATTACTGCCCATTTATTTAACCTTACCACCAATGCCAGTTTTACCATGTCCTTCTCCAGCATGAACATGACTCATAGGACTCTCAACTTGCGCTGTTTGAAGCCTACCTGCAACAATAGGATGAGTATATTGAGGGACAGACATTTCAGGCTTTCCTATCTCCATGCTATTTACATTTGATGAAGGAATTATGCATAGCTTTTCCCCAATTGAAATTATAAGCTCTTTTTCTTGTCTGTCGTAGACAAGAATCATCACTGAATGTTTTGAGGATTTTCCTGGATCAAGTTTCAAACCCCAATTTGTGCCGGCGAAAAATAATGGAGATTTGAGTTCTGCGAATTTTATATCTATTTTAGTCATTTAATGATCTTTCTTTTGCTTAATAATTGTTTTAATGCCTGAAATTCTTCAGAATTTTCTTTCTCATCAACTCTCTCAAGAGAAAGAAGAATATCTCTTTTTTGTGAATCAGTATAATCGAGCATTCTGGTATAAGATTCTCTAACCGCATGATAATTATCACATATATCAGTATAGGGCTTCTCGATTTTTTCCATATGGGCGCCAAGAAGATATAATTTGTTGTTTAATTTTTCCGTGATTTTTTTCATTTTAGAAAAATCTTCTTTAAGATCATTCGTAATTTTTAGAAATTCTTTGCGAGAATTATATCGAATTGTAGGAATCGGATTCATTGCATATGTTGATATTATCATATTGAGACAATCATTTAATTCGTCTAATGTCATTATTGACCTTTAAGCAAAAGGATTAAATTTCAATTCTTTATATTTCGATCCCGTTTTTTGCCATATCTGAATAGCAGGCCCAGTTATATGTGTAAATGTTGTTACATTTTTAGGCAATAGAGATTTACCAATCCCAACATTGCGATTATTGTCATGGACATGAATATAATCCAGAACATCTTCTCGGACCACTGAGAATCCCAATACATTATCATGATCATCACTTAAGACAGCCAATCTAATTTCCGAATCCGGCTTACTTAGAAGATTTTCTATATAGATATGATAATGGTCAAAATATTCTTTGGAACGCATCTTTCTAAATAATGGATTTCCATATCTTAAACTTCTAAGCCATCTAGAAAAAATTAAAGATATATACATCGTTGGTAATAGCTTTGAAGGATAAACGAGAATTGAATATGTAGAATCTATTGAATCACTCACGCTTTTCCTTTAATCCCAGTTGTTTTTTAGTATAATGTCTTATATTCCAAGCCATTTCATATTTCCTAATAATAAATCTAATGGCTTCCTTTCGTAATGGCGTCCCTCTTTGCTTTAAAAGCAACATGATATCTATTTGTTTAACGCCTCTGGCATATAAACCCATAACATATTTATCTTTTTTACTTTTGAATTTTGTTTTGGGATCGAACGCTGCATCCGATATTTTTCTGAAATATTCTTCAGTGGTTTCAAATAAAAGAAGTTTTCGCGGTGTTTCCATAGCAGCAATATGAGATGGTACAGACCTAGGATCTTTTTGTTCAATATCAATAAATCCTTGTTGTCTCAACTTTTCATACCATTCTGATTGGAGGGCTTCAAATTCACACTTTGAAAGCTTCATTCATTTGTTTCAACTCGCTGAGCTTATAAACTGGAATACCAGTTCGCTCTGGCCTTTCCGGTTGAGTAAATGCCTGTTTAAGGTCTTTAGCTGAAGCCTTTGCCGCGTTAAAATGCAAGATATGGCCTTTCATTAATGCTTTGAATTTCATTTCTTCGGCACGTTTTAAAGTCGCTTGCTCTCTAATATATGATTCTCTAAAACCAGGTTTTGAACATGGCATCAGATCTTCATAGACATATGAGCAAAGTTCTCTGAACACTACTATTTCCTTTTATTTTTCGCTACGAGCCAATTCTTCCAGATCGTCTTTAATTCTTTCTTTTTTATCTTCATCAATCTTTCGGAGAACTTCTTGAGCTACTTGCTTATTAGCAGACGTTCTAAGCCCGTGTATGAAATGGGCATCAGGTTTATGGGATTCTGTAGGTCCCAAATGAAGAATCATACAAGCTAATGTGAATCTTGCAGATTCTTCTGTGAGGCCCGGAATCATAGCTCCAGCTATAATACGCTCTGCCCATTCATCAAATTCTTTCATCCCCATAGGAATAGGACGGGGTTCATTAAGATGTTCTACAATTTTCTTAGGAGAAGTTTTTTTGCTCATTATTTTCTTTTTCAAGGGAGGCCTTCTAGTCCATGGTTTGCACCAATGAACAAATTGAGATTTATTTGTCATCTTTCAATTGATCTTTGACGAGTTGTTTAAGTTCTTGCATCGAAAGTTTTGCAAGTTTTTCTTTTTCTTCTAATTGTGTATCTGTTGTTGTGATATCAACATCTTGTCTATCACGCCATTTATGTCGATTCTTCATATTGAAGATCCAAACTGTGGAATTAAGAGTCTTCTTGTGAATAGGTTTTCCTTGATCATTATATTCAGTTTCATCCCATAGACCTTTTTGACCTTCTTTCTCCCAATATAGGAGATTTTTTGCCGAACCTCTTCTTTTGGCATCGAAAAAGTCAGAGTATTCTTTTTCCCAATTATAAAGTGTATCTCGATGTACACTAATGACTCCTGCAAAGCTTTCATATGAAAGCCCCGAAGTCATATGATCTAGAAGCATAGAACAAAACTTTGGATCGTATTTTGTAGGTCTACCAAATGCCAAGTAATATTCCTGTAATAATTCAAAATCGTAAGTTTCCATAACTATAGCCTTAAATCAAGCCAATTCGTTTAAATCCCTTAAAATAAAATGCGGCGTTATTTTTTCTGTGTGATACAATATTAGGCAATATGGGGGAAAGATTATGTTCCTATTAGAGATATTTTTAAGAATTTTAGAGATTCTATTGCTTGTGAGATTAAGACCTCAAAATGAAGCATGGGAAAAATATCAAGATATGAGAGCTAATTGATTGACTTACAAAGTAAGATTCTGTAAAGAATCATTTCTCTGAAAGAGGGCTTTCTTCTCAGAGAGGAACCTCTAAGATCCAGGGATGGCTTAGGGGTTTTTTCTTTTCATCAATTTTTGTCTTCCAAATTCTGCTATTAGAAGTGCATCAATTAATCCTAAATGAAATTCTTTAGCTTTCTTTTTCGAAGGATCTTTTAGACAAACTCCTGGATATAATATCGAGATCGATTCTTTTGATTTTTCTTTCGAAGTTTTCTTAGTGCCTCTTTTATAAGGAAGATGAATTTTTTTTGTCCAGGTTTGAGGAGGAACTAATTCATATGGAATACCCATGGTCTTTAAAAGACATAAAAGCTCTCCAAAATGACATCCATAATTGAACATGGAAACACTGCCGTTCCCGGGGAAAGCCTGAGCTTTTTCGAGATAAATCATTAAGATATATCTCTTCTTTTGAAGATCCGAAAAGATCTTTTCTAATTCTTGGATAGTGGAAGGCATTACATGAAGAAACATTATGTTTTTGTATTCATCAATTCCAACGATACCACCACTTATTCCGGGATCAATTCCGATGAAAATCATAATTTTCCTTCTAGTTTCAATTTATCTATGGCTCTCTTAGAATTTTCCAATGTTTCTCGTTGCAATCTTTCTCTCAAAGTTTCTTTCCCATTCGATGATGCAGTTTGAACTTTCTTGGCTTCTTGCAATTTCCCTTCAGGAGAATTTTTATATTTTGAATAAGCAGCTTCAATTAGGGGAAGGTCAAAATGGTCCTTAAAGCCATCAATAGGCGCGATAAATTTTTGTCCTATCTTATCCTTTTCAATAAATCTCAAAATTTGGCTGAGTTGTTCCTCAGAGTATCCGCAAGCTTTTAATTTTCTAATTTGGCTAGATATCTCCGTGATTGAAAATCGACGAATTGGAGCCAGTTCTTGGCATCTCCTATGCCATCCTATTGTCAAAGGATTTAAATCCTCGGGCGGTGGGTTTATGCTTATTTCAGGACGTATCGGGATTATTGTTTTCAATTCTTTATTCGAATTTAAAAAGGGGGGAGTTTTCGGCGCGCTTCGCGCGCGCGCGTTCCCCTCCCCTTCTTTCTCTTTCTGTTTCTCTTTCTCACTATGTGTTGCAACATCTGGGCAGAATCCGTGCAAGTTTGGGACATCATTCTCTTGAAACCCTTGTGACTCTAAGGGATCACTTGTTGCATTTGATGTGCAGGAAGTGTGCGCATTTGGGACAAATAAATGGGTTATTGAGATGATTCGGCCACGTTTTCCATGACGATCCAAAGTAAGAAATCCATGTTTGGCGAGGAATTTTAATTTTCGCATGATTGTCGTACGGTCGCATGCCATCTCGGCGGCAAGTTCGTTATCGCTTGTTAAAATTTGACCGGTTTGAATAATTGGATCTGGATCATCATCTGGTTTCGCCCAGGCGCATAGAGTGGCTATAAGGGCTCTTAGGAAGGGATCTCTACGTGAAATAGATAACCACGGTCTTGGGAATTTACACCAACCTTTTGAGTATCGTGACATTGATAGTCCTTCTGTGTTTTTTTGATTGCACAGAGGAAAAGAGAGACGTATAAGAACCACGTATTCATTGTGACTCCTACCCGTTTCCTTTTGTTCCTCATGCAACCATTGTTTCAAAGCCATGTCTGAACCTAACATCAGAGATGGCGCTTCCGTTTTCTAGGGAACGTTAGTCGCGTTTCCTAGAACCCTCCTTTTTTAACACAGATTTATGATTTTATTGCTGAATAATTTGGTGATTAATTATTGTGCGGAATTTATTTCGTCTGTAAGCTGCTGTAAACTTTTATTATTTGAAGATTGCTTATAAGCTGCATCTAAATGGCTCAAAAACAATGTTTTCCATTTTTCTCGAAATTTTTTCCATTGAGAATCTCGGGTCTCTCCAGGATCTTCCGGATATAATCTGGAAAATGATGAGCAAACGATATATGCAATTATATCTAATGAAGCTGAGATTAAACCTATATTTTTTATTTCTTTCTCCATATGAGACAATATTTTTTTAGCAGATTCTTCATCAGTCATTTTTTTCGTCCTTCCATTTGTCGCCGAATTTCATTTTCATTTGATATGAAATATCTTGAGATAGAAAAATTGTCCCTATTTTTATATAATCTTTAAATAAAGCTTCCCAATGTTCTTTAAAAGAATCATCCGAAATGGAAAATTCTTTATTCGATGATAAAATCATACAAGAAATAAGATTTGCAGCTATCTGTAAACAAGCTGTAGCGCTACAACATGCTCCATAAAAATCTTTGATTTCTGAGCCGAGACAATCATGAATTAAAATTCTGATTTTATCTATATTTTCGTCCATTTCTTCACGTGTAATATTTTCCATTTTTCTCATTTCTTCAGTCATTTTTTGCCAACTTTTCTAGAATTTTCACAATCGTAGAGCTTTCAAGTTCCATGAAATCTTGCAAAAGAGATACTAATGTCGCCATTTTCTTCTTTAATTGATCAATTTCAGCATCCATAAGCTCAATTTTATGTGCTAGATGATCGAATTCATCCATTGGTTTATTCATTTCCTCTAAGAGCTTTTCATCCATAGATTCTCGAATCTTTCCCAATTTACTCATGATATCCATATGTTTCATTTCCATTTGTCGCCAAATTTATGCTTCATTTGAAGCTCCAAATCCTCAATATCCTTATGATCTAAATATTGTTTAAATAGTGAAAGCCATTCTTGTTTGAAAGCTTCTTCAATGAAGTCACTCTTTTGGGTATTTAGAAGAAAAGATATGTATCTAATTATATCTGAAGTTAATTGCAAACAAGCAACTGCAGTACAATGAGCTTCTGTAATGCAAGACAGATCTTTTTGAAGAAAAGAAAATATCTTAAGCTTTATTTTATGAATTTTTTCTTCAGTCATTTTTTTTCTCGATTCTTTTTAATGCTTCCGAATAGATCCGCATAATTTCTTCTGCCTCTATCAGAGCTTTATTTAATTTTCGTTGAGACCAAATGGAATAATATATATTGAATCCAAATGATAATCCGATCCACACTAATAAAATTACCACAATATTATCGATGATCCAATCCATTGACACCTCAAATCCCTTCCTATATATTCGTAATCGTTTGTAACACCAAAGGATACGAAAGTGAACAAAGAAATTTTAGAATGCGATATAAAGATAAGAATATCTCGCCAAATGTATCAGGATTGTATGATGTTTGCCGAAAATCATTCTTTACCTATTTCGACTTATGTAAGGATGCTTTTAAAAGGAGCATTAGATCATCAGACCCATATACATATAAATTTTGAAGAAACATCAAAATGTAGAAAAAAGAAAAAAGAGTTAAAAAAATCTGTCTAAAAAATGGATCTGAAGATTGGAAAAATATGACAAATCAATTATCAAAAGACGTTCAGACAAACTTATTAAGCCCTCAAGTTTGGAATACTCTAAAGGATCAAGCAACGGTCCTATTACAATCAGGGTTCTTACCTACATCTATAAAAACAGGACCTCAAGCGATCGCAATTATGATGAAAGGATACGAGCTAGGTATTCCTCCTATGCAAGCTCTATCAGAAATCGATATCATTCAAGGAAGACCTACCTGCAAAGCAACCCTGCAATTGGCATTGATTTATAAGAATTGTCCCGGTGCCAAAATTGATTTTCTTAAAATTGAAGATGATGAATGTCTCATTAGAGCCTCTAGACCTAGTGGGAAACCTACCGAATTCAGATTTGATAAGGAAGATGCTACGAGAGCAGGACTCATTAATAAAGATAATTGGAAAAAACATCCTAGAGCGATGTTTAGATCCAGATGTGTGTCTGAAATGGCACGGTCGATGTTTCCTGATGCTTTGATGGGAATGAGTTATACTCCTGAGGAATTAAATCCCGATATCGAAATATGCGAAGAAGGAAATATTGTCAGCATTCCACCACCCAAACCAAGAGTCTTTGATCCAGCTTCTGAAGATGCTCCTAAAGTGTTAAAGACTATACAAGATAAATTTAAAGATCGTGAATTTAATGCTGAATATAAGTATCGGTTGATTTGCCATTTGGAAGGAAAAGAAATGATCCCCGGATGGCTTGAAAATGCTGTTCAATATTTGGATTCTATCTATGAGATAGAGAAAAGTTCGAGAGAAGAAATACAGCCGGAGGAATAAGATGTTCAAATATTGAGGATTTTTTGATAAGAATTTGATTCACTTTGAATGAGGTGAATATGGCTTTAGATCAAGATCTTTTCAAAGGAAGAACTGTGCATTTTAATCCATCTGTTTCATATGATGAATATCCCTATTCATCAAACAGCTATAATCCAATGGATAGAAAAAAGCATCTAAAGCCTAAAGCAAAATGTCTCAATAAGAATTGTAAATTTCCTGGAACCGAAAAAATTAGATATGTAATGTGTCCTTATTGTAATCATGCACTTTTTTGGAGTAGAGAATGACTGAAATTACTAGAGATTTATTGAAATTGGAAGATTTTGCTGCGTTTGAAGAAGATATTGCTAATATAACCAAAAATCTGTCTTCGGATAATCGGGAGAAGATCTTTATCGAAGATCAATTAAAAGCATTGAAAGAAATAATGCCAATTTTGAGATCTCCACAAGATTTTTCAGGAATCGAGATAGAACGCAGAGCTAATATTTATCTTCTCAATAAACAAGCTGGTGAATTAGGCTATGTTATATCTAAAAATTTAGAAAAAATGTTATATGATAATGTAGGAATAGTGGAAGTTAAGGAAGGAAATCAAAGTGAGATTATGCCTGAATAATTCACATCTTTCTTTTTCATCCGTGCGCTAGCTTCAAAGAAGATGCAAACTTTAAGATGCCCAGAGGATAGCGATCTTTTCAGTCACGATCCCAAATATTACAGTAATATTTATTACTTAACTATTCTTTATTGACGGCTAAGATTTTCTATATTTTATCCGATTAGGGATGATATAAGGATTGTCTTATGAAAAAGAAGAAAGAAGAAAAAATTAAATGTCCAATGCCAGGCTGTCAATGCTTTGAAAGAATCCCCTATTCTTATCATAAAATAAAAAGACAGGAATTTTTAAATCCAAAACTTACTCCTAAACAATGGGAAAAGGTTATAGAAGATCTTAAAAGAAATAGAAAATTGTTTGAAAAAGCTCGAAAAGTTCGATCAAAAGATATTTTTTCCAAATCATTCGGTTAAAATTGAAGAAAGTTTTTAAAAAATGACTATGACAGGTTTCTTTAAAGAATTTGAAGGATCTCTTGATGCATATAAAAAATATTTAGATACTATTTCAGATAGTATAAAAGAATTTGAGATGAAATTGCAAAATGCGGGTATAAATAAGATGTATGGATCTAAAATTTCAAACATCAAATATCTGGGATGGAAAGATAAGAGGTTGATTTATATCAATATTCAGGATGAAATAGAAAAACCACTTATTGAATGCAAAAAAGAAATTCGAATAAAATGTGTTAAATTTTTAAAAGCATTTATGCAACATATTGCATCCGAACTCGAAAAAGAAATGAAGGATTAAATCCTATCTTGATCTTATTGTCATAAATGATCCATACACTGCCACTGAATCCAATGTAAAACTTGCACTTGCGACTAAATAGAAAGTCTTCATAGTTCCTGCTGGAATATTGATTTGAAATGGAATTATTTGTATGCAAAAATCTTTCGCAGCCAAACCAATCCCAGCAAATCCTTGAGTAATCCAAACTTCTCCATTTGTTGGATTTGCTATTGTATCAGAAGCCGGAAGAGTCGCAGATGTCATTGACACAGCAGCATCTAATTCAGTTACGGTCCCCAAAATACCTGAATGTTTAAATCCAACCATGGCATAACCTAGATAATTACCTCCATCCAATGTAATTCCAGTTGTTGTTCCGACGTTCACGGGAGTTGCATTGCTTATAGATAGGGCATTTGATCGAAGACGAGATATTATCTGTGTCTCACCAATGACTCCAAAACCTGCAGTATCATTCGTCATAGTTCCAACAAGCTGTCCTAGAGTTGGAAGCATACTCATTATCCAAGGAGATCCATCAGTTCCTGTAATTGCTTTGCAAAAGAAATTAGCGCCAGTTTGTGGAGCTAGAATCAAAAGAATATTTGATCCAAAAGACTCTATTGTCACAGATTGCGTCGATAAATTCCAAACTGAACAATCTAATCCTATGAACATAGTAGTCACATCAGGCAATATGATCGTATGAGTCATAGTTCCATTCAAAAGGACAGTATTGGAATTTGAAGCCACTAATTGAGAGCTACCTCCTGATGTGGTTATCTGAAGAATAGGAGTTTGGGTTCTATAAATCATCTCATACGTCTCGCTCTAATGATGCCAGTTATTGTTGCTGTAGCACCTGTTGCAGCTGCAGTTAGATAATAAGTAGTCCCTCCATTGGAAGATATTAATTTTTGAACTGGAAGAATTGTGATAGTTGAGCCTATCGTTGCCGTAATAGGAGTGGTTCCAGCAGTGGTTCCTAATGTCCATCCAGTATTTGAGTTTGTTGCAGTAGCGATTCCACCAGAAATTGATGTAACTCCAGTTGAACCTGGTTCATATACCATTGCACTGACATCCCAGTCTCCACTGAAAACTGTGATTGATGTAACAGTTGTGAATCCGGATGAAGTCACAGAAACTGATGTTCCTGTTGCTGTAATCAACTCGCCTACATTACCAGCAGCTGCTGCTGTATTTGTTTGATTTCCAGGAATTTGACCTGGAACAAGTCCGTAACGTTTCCATGAATTTACTCCAGTACCATTATTTGCATAATAGACATAGATTCCCCATCCTCCGGGGGATAACGAATCGATTGTATTATTACCTGATGAAGTAACAGTCAAAACTGTACTACTTCCCGTAGCCGAAGTAGAAGTAAAGTTATTATAAGCTAAAAAAGCTTGTCCGATAGCTAATGTAGTTACAACAGGAAGTTTTACAGTTATTGCTGAATTGCCCCCCGTATCACCATATTGCATATAATTACTGGCGACTGTTAAAGTAATACTAGAAGCACTGGTATCATTTAGCGGATATAAAAAATTATTAGCACTTAGATTTTTATTTGCATCCCATCCGGCAAAAGATGTGGCAGTTGGAGCTGTAGTCACAGATGTAACTGCAGTTCCCCCATTTGCGATAGGTAGAGCCGTTCCCGAATAAGAAACGGCAAGCGTACCGGAAGTAGTCACTGGACTACCAGAAATAGATAGGAATCCGGGGACTGTCATCGCCACGGAAGTTACTGTTCCTGAACCACCTGAAGGAGTTTGCCAAGTTGCAGCAGTTCCAGAAGTAGCTGTTAATATTTGACCAGAAGTAGGTGCTGTAGCAGAGCTTACATTGACTGTTGTCGTTGCACTAGCAAGAGCTTGCGTAACCCCAGATGTAAATCCAGTTCCAGTGCCCGTAATATTTGTTCCGACAAGCGCTGTCGGAGTTCCTAAAGCCGGAGTTACTAATGTTGGACTATTGGCTAAAACTACACTTCCAGTACCTGTCGCTGTAGTAGAGCCCGTACCACCATTTAATATTGGAAGAGCAGTTCCAGAATAACTAACGGCTAACGTCCCGCTTGAAGTAATGGGACTGCCTGAGATTGATAAAAACGCCGGGACTGTCATCGCCACGGATGTTACTGTTCCTGACGTTGCAGGAGGAGACCATACTGGATTACCCCCTGATACCGTCAAAACGTTTCCTGTCGATCCTATACCCAGTCTCGTGCCCGCTCCCGATACTCCTCCATAGATAAGATCTCCTGCAGTAGTCATAGGAGATAAAGCATCGAATGCCGCGGATGCAGTCGTTTGACCTGTGCCTCCATTGAGAATAGGCAATGCAGTTCCTGAATAAGAAACGGCAAGAGTGCCCGATGTCGTGATTGGAGACCCACTTATAGATAAAAATGCAGGAACTGTCATTGCCACGGATGTTACTGTACCAGTTCCCGCCGGGAGATCCCCGGATACTAAAGATCTAAATGTGGGTTGTGCTGCAGAACCAGATGTTGGACCCGCAAAAACTTTATTTGCAGATTGAGTCCCCAATGTAAAAACTAAGGTGCCAGATGTGGTCACGGGACTACCAGATATCACATAAATCGGCGTCGAACTTCCGTCTAATAATCCTACACTTGAGACTGTTCCCGAACCACCGCCACCACCTGAACCTATAACTGGATAGCTTGCTGAATAATTTGTCATTATTGCACCTTTCCACAAATATAGGCTTGCATAGTTCCTGAGCCACTTGCTGCTGTATAAATAAGACGAATTGCATATCCATCAGTTTCGATAGGATCTATGAATGCACTTCCTGTATTTCCCGAAATAGCTATGGTCATAGTCGGAGTACCACCTTCATCTAAATATACTGTGGTCCAAGTACCCGCGTTATTCACACTTCCATTTGGATTGACGCTGTAGCTATTAGAAATCTGAACTGAAAGAGTTCCAGTAGGACTCGTTCCAGACCATGAGATTTCATAACTCACCCCAGAAATGGATTGTAAGATCGTAGGCAAAGAAGTGATATTTCCACTCATCGCACCATTAGTAATAACTTGAGTAGGCGCTATTCGCGTTCTTGTGCTCATGTTTATGTTGCCTTATTTTTAAGATTATCAGGTGGGCCATAGGGATCTCCTATTTGGGCGCAAGGGATCTCCCAGGCCTCTATATAAGAGTTCCAAATGAGTGGTTTATTCCTATGGAATCAAATGCTTAAAAATTAACTAAAGATTTAGGAGAATTTGCCGATAAGAGAATAAAAGGAGGATCTTATGGTTGATTTTGTGATTAATTTTATGCTCATCGGACTTATGACTTATCTAGGAATGCTTGATTTTTCACATCCTTTTAGATCCGCATTTTTAATTCTTTGGGTTATTTATTCTACTTCACATTCTGCTGACGTTTCTGAAGTGCCTGATTCCCAGTCAAAAAAGCCTCACTAGATTTACTTAAAGTAGAAGTATTTTTCTTATTCTTAGTAACTGGTTGTTGTTGAGACTGTTGAGGCTGAGATGATTGCTGTGTCATTTGCAATGCAGTTTGCGCTGCCTGCATATTTTGTGGAGTAAATTCCGAAGACAATGGAGTTCCCATCAAAAGACTTAAACTTTGTCTTATCTTATGATTTGGTTTTTCACCTTTCAATTGAGCATCTGTGATTTTTTCTGTCAATTTTTGTTGAATTATATTTCCAAGCTCAGGATACATAGCACCAAAATGTTTCATATGATCCATATCAAGCATATTATTTTGAGCTTCATGTAGGATTGAAAGTGGATTTGCTGCCAATTTCAATGCTTTTTGATAGGATTTATTTTGAATAGTTTGATCTGGTTCCGGATCAAACGCCAATTTTTGTTGATTTTTTTGAGGTCTGATCGATTTGAGATAATTAGAAATCCTACCTTTTGCAGCTTGCAAAAGTATATTTTGTTCGGGATATACCATTGAAATCGGATTCTCTTGAAGAACTCCTTTTCTCTCCGGTTCTTTTACTTCTCCTCCGTCTGCATATCCTTCGGGGGTTTCTGTATTCTGAAGATTTTGTTCATCTTGAAGTTCTTGATCAACACCGCCATTTTTAATCCAATTATCCATTTCATTCAAAACGGCATTAGAGATCGGTCGTGCCGTTTGCATGGCTCCTCCTTTTACAAGAGCACTTGTCATGCTATTCAGGAGAATATTTCCATGATTTATTTGAGTTGCATAATTTAATATAGGTAAAGTTTTAGAGGGAAGGCCTTCAGATAAAGTCTTAGCTAAAGTCGGCATTATCAAATTTCCGGCTTTTTTAACTACCGGACCTATAATTTTTTCTATAATCGGCAAAGCATAATAAGCGCTTGCGCCTAAAGTATTTGTTGTTTGCGAAGCTAATCCTATTGAAGCACTGCTAACTGCACCACTAATCATTTTATCATAAAGTTTATATCCCGCATTGAATGCCCCCTCATCATATAGATTTTTATCTAATAGATTTAGACCTATTTGAGTACCTTCATTACTTATAATAGGAATATTAGATGATTTAGCCCCAAATCCTGCCGCCAATGAAGCTATTTTTGAGCCTATTTTTGCTTCTGAACTTGATAATATTTGTCCTGCACCCTGCAATGCTCCACCAATTAGACCAGTTAATCCTACATTTGCTAGGAATCCAGCTACCGGATGAATAGGATCTCCCTGTCCTAGCATCGCTTTAGTAGTCTCATTCGAAGCACCTACTAGAGCATTAGAAACAAATGCCTGTAATG